AACGCGCACAAAAACCGCAGAAATCCCCGAGGTTTTTTGAGGTTTTGTCGGAACTTGCGGCGTTTTGAAACGGCACGCCAGTTGCTATCCGCCGGTTTTCCTAACAATCGCCACCTCTAGGGGGGAGACCTAACGATGGCCAAAGCCGGCCGACGACCCAAGCCGACGAAGCTCAAGCTGCTCGACGGGACGCAGCGCGGGCCGGTCAAGCACGAGCCGAGCCTGCCGGCCGGCGTGCCGCCGATGCCTGAGCGGCTCAAGGTTGACGAGGTCGCCATGGCCCAGTGGCACGAGCTCGCCGGCATCTTGACTCGGCTGGGAGTCTTGACGTTGGCGGATGGCGAGGCGCTCGCCACGCTCTGCGAAGTTCACTCAGCTGAGCAGGCGTGTCTGCTGCAGCTGCGGGCCGGCGGCGCGGTGATGCACACGGACCTGGGCGGCGTAAAGCCCAACCCTGCCGGGCCACTGTATCGGTCGCTCGTTGCCCAGAAGGCGTCGCTGTTGAGCGAGTTTGGGCTGACACCGTCGTCGAGGACGAAGCTTGCCACGCAAGTCGAAGTCAAAAAGGACGAGCTCGAAGAGTTCTTCACCGCCCACGGGTAAGAGCCGGCCCGGCATCGACCAGGCCAAGGCCGAGCGGGTCTACTCGTTCTTCGAGAAGGTGCTCAAGCACTCCAAGGGCCAGACGGCCGGCCAGCCGTTCACGCTCCTGCCGTGGCAGAAGTACGTGCTCGGCGAGATCTTCGGCCGGCTCAAGCCAGATGGCACTCGGCAGTACCGTCAGGCGTACATCGAGATCCCGAAAAAAAACGGCAAGTCCACGCTGCTGGCCGGTATCAGCCTCTACGTCCTCCTGGCGGACGGCGAGCCTGGGGCCGAGATCTACGGTGCGGCCAGCGACCGCGAGCAGGCGGGCATCATCTACCGCGAGGCTGCGTCGATGGTCCGCTCGTCGCCGGCGCTGTCCAAGGTGCTCGAGGTGGTGGACAGCCGGAAGAGCATCATCCACCGGGCAAGCAACTCGTTCTACCGGGTGCTCTCGGCCGATGCGTTCAGGGCCGAGGGGCTGAACATTCACTGCCTGCTGTTCGATGAGCTGCACGCCCAGCGTGGTGACCGCCGGCTGTGGGATGCCCTGCGGTATGGCGGCGCGGCCCGCCGGCAACCGCTGGTGCTGTCCATCACGACGGCCGGCGAGTTCAACAAGACGCACCTCTGGTGGGAGCAGCATGACTACGCCGAGCGGTGCATCGCCGACCCGACGTTTGACCCGGCGTTCTTCGGGTGCATCTACGCTGCCGACCGGGAGGACGATTGGAAGAGCCCGAAGGTGTGGCACAAGGCCAACCCGTCGCTCGGCGAGACCATCAGCGAGGAGTCGTTCGCGGCCGACTGCCGGGAGGCGGCCAACTCAGCGACGAAGCTCTCGTCGTTCCTGCGGTATCGGCTCAACGTGCCGACGACCACGGACGTGAAGTGGGTGCGGCCAGACCAGATCGAGGCGTGCATGGCAGGCCCGCCTGAGCCGCTCGAGGGCCGGGAGTTTTGGGCGGGGCTCGACTTGGCCAGCACGTTCGACACCTCGGCCTTCGTGGCGTGGTTCCCGGCGGATGACGGCCACGTCGATGTCTACGCTCACTTCTGGATTCCTGGGGAGAACGCTGCCAAGCGGGAGCATGAGGACCGGGTGCCGTACTCGCAGTGGGCGAGGGACGGGTGGCTGACAATCACGGACGGCCGCAGCACCGACTACGGCGTCATCCAGCGGGACATCATGGCCTTCTGCGAGCAGCACCGCTGTCGTGGCCTCGGCATCGACCGATGGAACGCCACCATGCTCGCACAGCAGCTGGCCGGCGAGGGCTTGCCTGTCGTGATGTTCGGCCAAGGGTTCGCGTCGATGTGCTCGCCGACTCGCGCCGTCGAGAAGGCTTTGGTGGATGGAAAACTGCGGCTAGCCGGCAACCGGCTGCTAGGCTGGCAACTAGGCAATGCGGCCGTCCAGATGGACCCGGCTGGTAACGTCAAGCTGTCGAAGGCCAAGAGCACCGAGCGAATCGACGGGGCCGTCGCGCTGGCGATGGCATGCGGCATCCACATGGGCGAGCAGCAGAAGCCGACCGAGATGCCGGAAATCTCCTTCTGGTGAGGCTATGACTACTGAGACCGCCGTCCCTGAGATCCGCTGGCTCGAGGAACGCACGAGCCGCTGGGACGACCTGGTGATGCTCGCCTCCGACCAGGGCGTGCGGGTCACGCCCGAGACGGCGATGAAGACGAGCATCTGGTTTGCCTGTGCTCGGGTGGTGGCCGAGACCGTCGCGAGCCTGCCGCTGCACCTCTACCGCCGGATCGACGACGAGCGGGTCGAGCGAGCCCGCAACTTGCCGCTGTACCGGGTGCTGGCCAAGCGGCCCAACTCGTGGCAGACCCGCTACGAGTGGGTCGAGACGATGTGCCTGCACTTGGGCTTCTACGGCTCGGCCTACAACCTCAAGGTGCCTGGGGCCGCCGGCAGCGTGACCGAGCTGCACCCGTTGCATCCCTCGGGCATGGAGGTCAAGCAGGAAGACGACAAGACGCTCATCTACCTCTACCGCGAGCCCGGCACCGGCCGGCAGGTGGTCTACCGTGACGACCAGATCATGCACGTGCGGTGGTTGTCGTTCGACGGCGTCAACGGGGCTGTGCCCGTGGACCTGGGCAAGGACGCCATCAGCCTGGCCCGGTCGCTCGAGCAGTACGCCGCCACGTTCTACCGCAACAACGCCCAGCCAGGCGTGGTGCTTCACACCGAGCAGGCCCTGCCACGCGAGGTACGCGAGCAGCTGCGAGAGCAGTGGAACAACCGGCACCGTGGACCGTCCCGGGCCGGCGAGGTGGCCGTGCTCTCCAACGGTCTCAAGGTCGACACCGTCTCGGCCACGAACCAGGAGTCGCAGCTGGCTGAGCTGTGGATGCAAAGTCTGCTCGCCGTGTGCCGCATCTGGAAGATGCCGCCCCACATGGTGCAGGAACTTGGCCGGGCCACGTGGGGCAACCTCGCCAGCGAGATGGTGAGCTTTGAGAAGTTCACGATTCAGCCCTGGCTGCGTCGCATCGAGGGGGCCATCGAGCGGGACATCATCGGCGACGATGACGAGCTCTACGCCGAGTTCCTGGTCGAGGGCCTGCTGCGGAGCGACATCACGACCCGCTACCAGGCGTACGAAATCGCCATCCGCAACGGGTGGATGAAGCCCGAGGAAGTGCGGCAGAAGGAAAACCTCGGGTCGATGCCGGAAGGCGACGAGCCCGAGGCACCGCCATCGCCGGCCGCCGAGCCGCCGGCCCCGGAGCCCGAGGACGAGTCGGACGATGAGGAGGACGACGCCGATGGCGGTTGACCTCACGCCGACTGAGGGCATGGCCTCGGCTGCCAAGCGTGGCCTGCGGCTGCACGAGGAAGGCAAGAGCGGCGACGGGCTCAAGCCCGAGACCGTGGCCCGCGCCGGCCGGCTGAGCCGCCGCGAGGAAATGAACGAGGACTGGGTGCGGGAGATGAACGGCTGGTTTGCTCGGCACGAGGCCGACAAGAAGCCGGGCTGGGACGAGCCGGGCGAGGAAACGCCGGGCTTCGTGGCGTGGCTGCTGTGGGGCGGTGACGCTGGGCAGTCGTTCGCGGCTCGCAAGGTGGCAGAACTGGACCGGGAAGACGACAGGAGCAATGCCATGGAAGGCATGATTGAGAAGCGTGATATGCCCTTTGAGGCCGACGACGAGCTCGTCATCGAGACCAGGGCCGACGGCCGGCCGGCCATCAAGGGCTACGCCGTGGTCTACAACCGGCTGAGCGTTGACCTGGGCGGATTCCGCGAGCGGATCATGCCGGGGGCCTTCGACGCGGTGCTCAACCGGCAGCGTGGCCGCAGTGACTTGGTGAGCTACTACAACCACAACCCCGACATCCTGCTGGGCCGGGAGTCGAGCGGCACGCTCGAGGTGTTCTCGGACGACAAGGGCGTGGGCTACATCGTGACGCCGCCGGCAACTAGGGCCGACATCGTTGAGCTCATCCAGCGCCGGGACGTGAAGGGATCCTCTTTCACATTTTCTGTGGACAAGGGCGGCGAGGGATTCGTCACGGACGAGAACGGCAGGGCGATCCGCGAGGTACGGGCCGCCACGATCTATGAACTGGGACCAGTGGTGCAGCCGGCGTACCCCAGCACGTCGGCGGCGGTGGCCATGAGGTCGTACCAGGCTTGGCTTGCAGGGCAGGCTACACCTGAGTCGATGCCACACGAGGTCGGACCCGACATCGTCAAGGCATCCCTGCGGCTGCGCGCCGCACGACTCAGGAGCTTTCTGCGTGGCAAAGCCCGGTGATTCCTGCCCCAAATGTGGGAAGGGACGCATCCGCACTCGCTCGAGTCACCCGCTCGACGAGCAGCGGCAGGTGCGGTATTTGGAGTGCCAAGCGTGCGAGTACAAGGCCAAGGCCATCGTGCCGGCCATGCAGGTCTGGCGTCGGTCTTTTGTATCGTACAAACAACCTTGATGGCTTAGTGGCGTTCGTCCCGTAGCGTGAGTGACAGACACGGATCTGTCACCCATTACGGGAGTGCCAAGGATGGCCGCTTCGCTCAACAAGCTCCAGGACCGGGCCGCTGCTGTGGCTGCCCTGCTCGACGATCTCTCCAAGGTCGAGGACCGCACCGCCGAGCAGACGGCGGAGGTCGAGAAGCTGACCGCCGAGGCCAACGAGCTCGAGGAGCGGCTGGCCCGCGAGACGGCCATCGCCGAGAAGATCGCCAGCCTGCGTGGCAAGGTGGCCGCGACCGCGAAGCCCGTGGCCGTCGCCGAGACGCCTGAGCCGGCGACCCGCAAGGCTCCCCGCTACGACCGCTACAAGGTCTTCAACTCCAGCGACGACGCCGAAATTTGCGGCCGCTGGCTGCGTGGCTTCGTGCTCGGCCGGGCGGAAGACCGGGCCTGGTACGAGCGGAACGTCGAGAGCCGTGCCCTGTCGAGCGACGACAACAGCAAGGGCGGGGTGTTCATCCCCGAGACCTTCGCGGCGACCGTGATCCGCCTGGTCGACGAGTACGGTGCGATCCCGGCTCAGGCCAACGTGATCCCGATGTCGAGCAACACGCTCTACATCCCGCGTCGGGTGAGCGGCAACACGGCCTACTTCGTGAGCGACAACACCGAGACGACCGCCAGCGACATGGCGACCGACAACGTGATGCTGTCGAGCAAGGACTGCAGGGTTGCGACCCGCGTCCCCAACTCGCTAATCGAGGACTCGGCCATCGACCTGGCCTCGCTCGTCGCCCAGGAGTTCGGGCTTGCCCTGGCTCGCAAGATCGACGACGCCGGCTTCGCAGGTGACGGCACCTCGACGCACGGTGGCATTCGTGGCATCCAGTGGAAGTTCGAGAACGAGACGCTCACCGCCGGCACGAACGACAGCGGCGAGTCGGCTCTCTCGGCGATCACGGTTGACGACTTCGCCGAGACCATCGGCAAGCTGCCCAGCTACGCCCGAGCCGGTGCCGGCTGGTACGTGACTCCGCAGGTCTACAGCACCGTGATGCTTCCCCTGATGCTGGGTGCCGGTGGCGTGTCTGCCGCTGAGCTCTCGGCCGGTGCCAGCGAGCAGCGGTTCATGGGCTACCCAGTGTTCTTCAACAACAGCATGCGTGCGGCCCCTGGCTCCAACGAGGTCGTGGCGCTGTTCGGCAACCTCCGGCTGGCGACTCACTTCGGGCTGCGGCAGCAGGTTGCCATCCGGGCCTCCACGGATCGCTACATCGAGTTCGACCAGACCTA